ACTACCCCAATAGCGTCACTTAGCCATGTGGGTTTTTCGTTATAAGTTAAATTAACTGCAATGCCTAAAAAAGAAGCAAGAGAATTTAATTGTCTCTGAGCATTTGTAATAGAAGTGCCACTTACAGCCTCTACATTCTCTAAATCTATTTTAGCAATCGTATTACTATCCGTTTTACGACTTAAAAATGCCGCGTTGGTGATTGCTGCGTTGCACTTTTGACCATCTGAAACTGACACCTAACTCCCCTTATGCAAAAACTCTAAATTTTAAATTATTTATCTCATAGTAATTAGGTAAATTATTCTTTACCAATTCAATCAATTTATATCCAGTGCCCTCAGAACTAGAAGGCGTAGATCCTAAGACTAATTTTAAATAAGTATTTCTATCATCTAAATTAACCATAAATTCTACTGGATTCTTAGTAGTTATTTCTTGTAAAAAAGCCCTGCAATCAGAAACACCGCTAGGATTATTTCTTATCACATGCCCGTCTTGAGCCATATCTGTAATGAATTTAAAGCTCATCTGAGTGAACTTACGAGTTCCAAAATTAAAAACCTCGATAGTTCCATTTGCTGATTCATTTACTTTTGAATCTATCTTCTCTCTATAATCATTCTGGTCTACAAAATCTTGTAACCAAAATTGAGGCGTATACTCAGAGCCAGCTTGAGAGATTCCTGTATAAGTTAAAGCGCTAGTAGTATCCACTCCGCTCGTAAAACCCAATAAACTATAAGGCGATGAGCCCTTCTGAGTTCCTGTGTTTAATAGGATTGAATAATTACCCGTTGATGCGATTGTAACTAATCTTGTCGCTCTATCTATTGATGGGGAGTAGGTGTTAGCTCCTGCCGCATCCATAGCGGTTTTAAGAGCCACTAGCATTTCAGTTAAGGTATAAGCCCCTATCTGAATTTCAGCCGTTAGCTCGCCGCCACCTTCGTCAAAGTTAAAGTATTTATTTAGATCTGTTATTTCAAAACCATAATAAAAAGTAGAAAAAGTAGAAATTGCCATTATGTATTTACCACCAGTTGACCGCCTGAAGCATCGAAAAACTCTTGCAATGCTTCTGCTATGTTTTCTCCTGTCGTTTTCGCATCTATAACTGTGCCCTCGACGTTAATTGTAACGCCTGTTGTTTTTCCTGCGCCCTCTTCTAAGCCATCAGTTACTATTTCATCTTGAACAGTGTCAGCAACGCCACTACCAGCTTCAGCGCCAGCGCTTGCACTCGATGATGAGCCACCGAAAACTCCTTTAATTAAAGTACCTAAAGCTACTAGGCCAACCCCTGCCGCGATAGTTCCTGTTGGATCAAGACCTTTTAAAGATAGAGCTGCTATCCCTTCAGCTATAAAAAAGTTACCCATCATTATAGATAAGTCACCGATTATTCCGCCTATAGCATTACCGAAAGCTTTAAATCCATCCTCGCCTTTAGCTAAAGCTTTAACCATATTTTGAACACCGCTTGATATTCCACTTGATAAAGTTGATTTAAAAGTCTTACTTAAAGCTTCAGATTTTTTCTTAGAGTCAGTTACTGATTTATTTATCTCAGCCTTTAAAAACTCTAATTCTTTAATTGATTGAGTTACTAAAGGACCTGTCAATAAACTCATACCATTTTCATCAAGGAATAAATCACCTGATGTAAGCTGAGCCTTAACCGCTTCTCTAAGAGCTATTAACTCCCCTATAAGAATTTCTTTAGCCGTAGGAGGTATTGCTATTTTGTCCGCTATTTCCTTGCCTACCGTTTTACCTGACTCGCCTATGCCAACAGTAGCAAGCTCGCCCTTTAATCTATCAATGATTTTCTTATTTTTTTCAGCTGTAATGCCTACCGCTTTAAAAATTTTCTCACCCAAAAATGATGATTTCTCAATTAAGAAATTTTGAAACTCTAAAAATAATATTTGAATTTGTTTAAATACTGATGAAAAAGTATTTGAAAAGGCGTCACCTACGCTCAGACCAGCGTCTCTTAAATCAAGAAATCTTTTAACTAATAAGCCTACAACCACAACCGCAGCGCCTATCCCAGTCGCTATAAGAGCAGTCTTTAAGAAACCCATTGTTAAAATCGTTGATCTTAAAACCGCATTTAAAGCTATTAACTTATCTTTTATAAGTAAAATAGCAATAGCTCCAGTCTCTAAAGCACTACCTAATTTTAAAGTTAATATTTGAGCATTAAAGATCGCTAAAGCAACTCCGCTACTCGCTATTGATGCAACAAAAGTATTTTTAAAACTTGTGATAGATTTTATCCCACGATCAACAAATTGCTCAAGACTAAAACCTTTTAGCTGTTCTGCAAAAATAACTAATGACTCTTTAATATCATTAAAAAGTTTAATGATTATTGGACTTTTTGTAATGGCAAATCCAAGTTCTTCTAAAACATCACCGAAAGCATTAGCCATTGCCTGAGTTGCACCGCTAAAAGTATTTAACTTAGCAGCCGCAGCGCCTCCGAACTTACCCTCAAGAGCCGTTAAAGCATTTGATAAAGTCTCTGCATTATCAGCGCCTTTTTTTATTATCAATCCGTATCGACTAAAAGATGAAATTTCTCCAGCCGCAGCCTTACCAACTAATAAAGCAGCCGCGTTTAAATCAACTCCTAAAGCCGCTGACAAATCAGTCGCAGCCGTAGTAGCTCGCTTTAAACCATCAACGCTTAGTTGACCTAAGGACTGAATCAAAGCCGCTGTTTTTAAAGTAGTCTCATCTCCTACAGTTGAAACTTGTTGCAATGATGATGCGTAATCTTGTAAGTCTTGCGAAGCCTCTTCTGAAAATTTACCTGATAATTTTAAAGCTGTATTCAATTCATTAACTGCATTCTCTTGTTCGATTGCAGCCGTGATAAGTTTACGTCCTGCGAAAGCCGTTGCTAGAGCGGCTCCTACGCCTAAGATCTGTTTCTTAAGACCGCCAAGACCTACAGATAAATTCTTACCTATTTTTTTACCTGATTTTTTAGAGTTCTTTTCAATAGTAGAAAAGCTCCTCTTAACGGAGCCTGTGTCTAACTCAATAATTACGTCTACTGATTCATTGACTGGCATTGCGTAGCTTCCTTGCAAGGTCGTTTACTATATCGTTTGCTGACTTAGTATTTGCTTCCTTTTTTATACTCAATCTTATATCAGCCTTAGTTTCTCTTAAAACTTTTCTCTGATATTCTACCTTATAATTAGGGAAACTTGAAACACCAAAAGACGACATTAGCTCCATAGACTTAATTGGTTTTATAGCTATTAAATAATCCATAAACACCTCATAAGATAAACCGTTTATGTAGTCGTCAGTCCATCCATAGAACCTTGCGACTTGAGCTTTCATTAAAGCCGTCTCATCTACTTTTTTTTAGAAGCCATTAACCCAGTAACTAAGTTAGTTATTTGATCAGTCTCTAAACTTTCAACTACATTCTTAGGCATTCCAAGCTTATCAAATAAAAGACTTATTGCTTCGAGCTCATCTACATTAGGCTTATCAATATATTTTTTAAAATTACTAGCTTCTAGCATTGTAGGGAATCTCATTTTATAAGACTCCCCATTAACTTTAACTAACACTACTGATTTACTACCAAGATCTAACTCTTGCATTAAGTCCCCTTAAGATTAAAGTCCAGTTTGTTGCTCATCACCGAACAATAGACCGCTTATTTGACTGTTTTTAGAATCATCTAAGAAACCTTGCCAAGTAATATCTAAAGTTCTTTGAGCTTCACCACTGAAAAGTAATGTCCCAGGTACTGGAATGGCAAGCATTAAAGTTCTATTTAAAGAATCATCTACCGCATTAACATCTTTTAAAGTTAATCGAGCAGCATCTACTAATAAATTCTGACCTTGCTTAGATGTTCCAACTCCGAAAACGCTTTCTCCTGCGCTAGGAATAAAACTTTCAGTCCCATACAGTCCATAGATCTGACTCAAGTTAGAATTTTGAGTTTCCTGCATTGTAGTTGTAACTTCTAAAGCATCAATACCTTGAAACAAAGCAGCTCTTGGAGTCACTCCAGTTTGATGAGCTTTAACTATTAAGTTAGAAAAAGTAGGAGACAATTCAACATCACCCTCTAAGATTCCTAAATCAAAATTCTTTCCACGTCTACAAATTGTAACCGAAATGCCCGCATCTACATCAGCAGAGTCAGCTTTAACACCTACAGCGGCGGCAAAAATATCTACAGTAGCAGTGCTTACAGTTGCATTAAAATCAGCAACTAAATCTACAGCAGTTTGAACTAGAATTGCAAGAGCCGCCGCCGTTGCGCCAGTTGTATAAGCGATCTCAATAGCTGTTAGTCCAGCAGGAGCAGGATCAGCCGCACTTGCAGTCGTTTCATTAAACCAAACGTAATGAGTGCCCATTAAAGTAAAATATTTACCATCTAAACTAGCGGCAACATCGGCAACCATTGCTATTTGATGATTGGCTTCAATTCGCCACAAGACGTTTACTGGTGATATAACTATGTTGTTAGCAGAACTTGCCATTTATTCCCCCTTGGAATTTCATTTATTTAAAAACACATTATAATTTTAACTGTAAAATTAAACTCAATAATTAAGTCGTTATCATCACTCGCCGATAACGGTATTTTATTAATTGATTCTGGTATTATATCCTTAATCTCTGCGCTAAGTCTATTTATTGGAGCCAATAAACTAGTAAGAATAGTTTCAATATCCTCGTCAGCCTCATCATATAAAGCAACAGGATCAGAAAAGCCTCTTTTAAACACTCTTAAAACTAGACCATAATCAAATTCATGAGCCCTTTGATTAGCACTCCCACTTGAAATCGGCTGAGTATCCATCATAAAAGCATCATCTAAAATAGTCGATGGTATATTCTCGAAATCAATCGCATCCGTATGTTCTTCGTAGCCTAGAAGTATCATTGCGTTTCTAAAATGAGGTCTTACACTTACTAAGCTCATACTCTCAACATCCCTATAGAGCTAAAAGCCATCGTCTCGCCTACTTCTGAAATGCCATCCTTATCAAAATCAATTCTAATAAAAGACTTATCTCTATAGAACTCTTCTTTTCTCCTATAAGATCTAGCCTTGTCAGCGAACTTATCGTCAACGCTATTACTTAAATCATTATAAACTAAACCTAAAACTATGTAGCCAGACCATTTATTAAAATCTTCTAGCTCTACAATCTGACTTATTAAGATCTTAGTTCCATCAGAGTTTAAAACTCCCCTGGAATCTATTTCACTCATGATTATTTCTTGAGCTTTTCTATGAACATTTAGAAATGAATTACGTCCAGGCTTAACATATTTTAAGATCTCCTCTTCGATAGAGGTTAGCTGAGCATCATTAGAAAATAAATTATCATCAACAACGCTTACAATAGTTAAAGTATTACTTGAAATAACGGGAGCGCCATCCGTGGTCACTCGGACATTTACAGTCTGACTTCCAGCCGTGGAATATTCCCAATCCAAATACCAATCTTTATAACTTGAGCCAGTAACATCTATGTAAGTGCCATCACCTGGATCAATCTCGACTAAAGTAATAGCCGCCTCGTCTTTTGAAATATAAGTTTTAGTAGCATCAAGACGAGTTTTATCATTTACCTGAAGCTTTTCTTCTACAATTACATTAGGAAAAATCATTTAATACGCCCCTTAGGTTTTAAATTCCAAAAAAAGTGCCCCATCACTACGCCCATAGAAAAAGTAAACATAGGATAATTTCTAGACCAATCAGTAACGATAAGAAAAGAGATTGTAGCCTCTTGACCGCCCATAATAAAGGCTATCACATCATAGATAATTAAACCGATTATAAATAAAGCTATTGCTGGACCTGTAAATCTTTTCATTAAACAACCTCATGTAGCCAATGGTTTATGCCTATATATTTATCTGATGCTCCGTTATTAGTATAAGTACAACGAATTATCATACCCATAAATAAATCAGCATCATAATTAGAAGTGTTTTCATAAATACCATTAGGCGGCATCTCAACGGCAAACCCAAATTGATTTAATAAAAAATTAGGATAATAAGTTGGACCTGGAGAAATTGGAGCGCCTGAATAATCATTTGTAGCATTATCATGAACTGAGAAATCTAAAACATCTTTTAATTCACTACCAAAGACATTAGCCCCTGTAAATTTAGCATGAGCGTATGGAATAACAAAATCTAAATCAGTTGTTGCTCCTGATAAAATAGTTGCAGAGACTCCATGAACTCTTTTAAAAATAGACTTTTGAACTCCATCTATAATAACTTTCTTAGACGAAAAAGCAGGCTCTTCTTTAACATTAACTTCTTGAGGCTCAGGCTCTATAGATATTCCAGTGTGAGCACCAACTATTGAATCTAAAGTTGTATTTTCAGAAGCACTTATATTAACTTTAAAAGTTATTTCCAATAGATCATCTAAAACATATATAAGATCAAGAGCTATAGTTATGCTAGATGATGCAATCTCATCAGTTAAGGAGCTCTTATCTACTGCATTATTTAGAGTATCCGCTAAAATTCCATATGTTATTTTCATTACGAAACCCTCCATTCTTCAATTCGCATTTTAGAAACGTCTACAGTACCATTGCCAGCAGCTCGTCTCGCCTGAAGTTCCACAGTATACGATCCATTATCTAATAAGCCTGAATCAAATCCTGTAAAAATTCTTTGTAAATTTAAAATACTTCCTTCTGCTAATATTATCTCAGTTGGAAGTCCTGGATCAATTACTAATCTTATTTCGCCTGTTGTGTTAGGCTTTGATCCAAAAGTGATAGAACTCCAAGCGAATCTATAAGTTCCATCAACAGCTGCATTAACATCAAATCCAAGACTAAGAACTGAAATAAAAGTTCCACTCGTTATAGATATAGATCCTAGATCTTGATTAAATCCTTGATCTTTTCCGAAATGCCTATCAGCAAGTTCTTTAGTCGCGGCTTTTAAATCTGTAGAAATCAAATCAGTATTAGACGGATCATGATCTATAATCGAAGATTCTAATAGTTTTTCGGTAAGGAGACTTAACTCCTCACCGTTCAACTCTAAAATACCAACTTTTACTTTGTCAGACATTACGCGTTTTTCTTAACAAATCTAACTTCAACATGCATTACACCTGCAGCACTAGCTAAAACACCAGCTTGCCAAACGTGAGTTCCGCCGCCACTTGGAATATTTGCCGTAAGATCTGAGCCATCCCAATAAATTGCATCGCCAACAGAAGGAGAGCCTAGAAAAGTAAGACCTGCAACCTGAGTATCATTCGCTAAAACTTTTACTGAAGCTGAAGCTATTTCTGTTGTTAAAGCAATTCCTATTCCTCTATGAGACTGACTTAAAGTTCCATAAGGTAAGACTGTATTTGTAGCTGAAATATAAGCAAGATCGCCCTTAGTAATTCCACCTGTTCCAACAGTATAAGAAATACCTGCGTTAAGAACTGACTCCCCTAATTGTTGTAATGCGAATTCAACTTCATCTGTTGCATAATAGTTTCCCGCATCAGCAATAGGCATATCTACAGCTGAAACCTGATTAGCTCCTGTTCCAAAATCAATATGAGTGTCATTAATACCATCAGCTTTCACTTGTAAAGTATCAGCACTTGTTTCAATAGTTGAATCATCTACATTTACACTTAAAACACCTGCTGCGAAACCTAAGCCATCGCCACCTGCGCTTGAATCCATTCGAATATCAAACCCAACTTTTGTCAGACCTGTACTTGCAGTTGTAGACTCTTCGTATTTAGCTTCCCAAGTAGCGCCACCGAAAAGATAAAATGCAACCGCTGTTTCATCATCAACGCCTATTCTCGTTCCAGTTGTAGGAGTTGTAGCAACCCAACTTGTGCCATTGAATTGAACTATATCACCAGCGCTTGCGCCATCCCAACCAGCATTTGGAGAACCACCATCATCAGCTAAGACATAAACATCATCTAAAACTTCAGTAGCAGGAGCTAATGTGTTATTGACAACATAATCTTTTGCACTTAATGGATACCATTCTGAAGTTAATAAAGTGTCATCAACATATTTCTTATCAACAAGCTCTGTGTCTGCTGAAAAAGTTGGATGAGAAGAATAAGAAACTTTTCCTGTATAAGCTCTCGTTCCTGTAACTAAACTATATTGAGTATGATCATCATCACCTAGACCAGTTAAAGCCCCATGATCCGTAACTGGAGTAGCAAAAAGACTTGAATCTAATTGCCCAGCAGCATCTAGCTTAATTGGTTTTCCAGCATCGGCAACGCCTGCGCTTGTATTAATATGTTCAGCTTCAGTAAAATAAACCGAGTCATGAGTATGTTCGTTAGAACCATCACTACCGCCGATTAGATTACCAAGCTTAGTATCTGTAAGCTCATAGTTTGCTGTAAGTAATGAACTTAATTTAATTGAATCTGAAGCTTCTGCGTGCTCTGACTCTAAACCATTCGCATCTATGTATAAAACTTTAACCTGTGCCATCCTTGACTCCCTTTTTTTATTTTATAATTTCGCCCGTATCTGGATTATATCCTAAACCGTCACCACTTTTCAACCCGTACTTAGGACCGATGCAATTCATAAACTCAGAATAACGCTCTTTTCTTTTCTCGAACTTCTCAGAATAACCAGCAAGCTTTTCACGCTCCTTAACTATTCCTATTTCCATTAACTTAAACTCTAAACTTAAATTTCTTAAATGCTGCTCCTGTAAATTCATCTCTAATTTAGCTAGCTGAACGTCCTTACTATAAGATTCTATATTTCTTAAATCTAAATCAGATAATTTATTTAAATCATCAGCCTTAACTTCTTTTTTCTTAACTATCTTTTTCTTAACCGCTTTTCTTTTGCTTTTTGTAGTAGCCATTTAATTCCTTACGCTATTGTTATTGGTTTTTCAGGTCTAAACATTATGTCATTACCACCTAAAGAGTCACCTATAACAACATGATAACCAGTCGCTCTTTTAACATTTGTAATTGTACCGTCAGTATTTAAAAACAAAGGATTATTTAAACCGAATACTGAAAATGCTGTACTCGTAATAACTCCGAATAAAATTATTTCTACAGATTCACCTATAGCAGCATCGTTCTGAGCTATTCCTAAAACAGTAGCATTATCCGATGTGGTATTAGCATTAGAGACAGCGCAATGAGTTGAGCTAAAAGCTTTTAAAACATCATCCGTAAATATCTCTTCGCTAGCTGTTCTTGTAATCTTAATATTAAGTGCTGAATCACTAGCAATAATAGAAGCCTCAGACTTACTTTCAAATAATCCTGTGAATGGATTTATAGTATAAGCCATTAGGTTTTTACCGCCGAAACTAAATCAGATTTTGAAGAGTTACTATAAACTAAATTAACAGTAGCTTTTAAAGTACCTGCAAGACCACCCTCATAAAAAGAATAAGATTCAGAAGTGGTAGTAGGATAAGCAACAGAAATTGAGTCATATAATATGCCATTAAGTAAACCTCCTACTCCTGTTAATTTTGAGTTTAAACTTACATCACTTACTCTATTATCTACACCCTGATCATCAGAATTCTCTATAAAGGCTTTAAATTTTCTATCGGTTATTGAATTAGGTAAAGCCATTATTCAACCACCTTGTATTTTGTAACATCCGCAAAGAACCAAACTATGAATTCCTTCCCTATTTTCTGGGGAGTGTCATAGCTGTACATCATATTATTTATTAGATTATTTTTTAATTGCTTTTGAATGAGCTCATTCTCTGAACTTGCTTTCAGAAAAACCTTAACTCTTGTAATGTTTTTCGAATCATTCATAAGTTATCACCCAAAATAAAAGAAAGCCCAGCCACGGAGGGACTGAGCGATCTATAATTTATAATTTCAATTATACGTTAACACCAACACTAGAAGCCGTAGTTCCCATGTATAAAGCGTCTTGATCAATGATTCCGTATTTAACTACGCCATACCAACCTAAGTTAACGAATCTTGCTAATTTATCAAAAGGGCCAGTTGCAACAGCGCCAGGAACTTTTGAAACAGCTTTTCCAAGAGCGTTAAAACCCATGCAAAGAGTATGATAAGAATCAACCGTAGACGCACCTGCATCTGTATTTATAGTGATATGATTATCTCTTACGATTTTAAAACCACCGATTTGACCAACTTCATTCTTAAGAATTTCAGAAGGATCAGTATATTTTTTGATGTCTTGCCAGCTCCCATTCCCTGTCGAATTTCTTAAATCTGCGATAGTATCGTCATGCATGATTGCAACATACATTCCATCACTTAAAGGCTGAATAGAATTACGAGCCAATTTATTATAAAGAGTATTTAAAAAAGCTGTAGTCATTACATCTGTTGCAGCAAGAGCCGCTTCACTGGCTACAGAACCTGGAAATAATTCGTTAGTAGAAGCCTCGCCTGCAAGAATAGCTAATTTGTCTAAAGTTCTACCTTGATTTATTCCAACTAAACGAGCCGCAGCTAAATCAGCTTTTCCGCCAGTTTGTAAGTTAGCAAGCTTAGTTGTAGTAACAACCTTCCCATACTCTAAAGGCTGGATAAGAATTTCAGAATCAACAAGAGCTTCTGAAGTAACGTCGTCGTCTTCAACTAAAGGAGTTGTAGAAAGTGCTAACTGAGAATATTTTTGAAATCCTACAGACTTAGCATCAATATCTTTTTTGTAAGTTACGAACTGATCCATTACAGCTTCTTGAGCTGAAGCAATTAAAAACTGCTTATCGAATTCTAAAACAATGCTGTTATCTACAGCAGTTGTATTTGTTAAGTTAGTTGTAAAAGCCATTTAATCCCCCTCGGAATAGTTTAATCTTTATTATATTTCTTTCTAATAGCATCGAACTCTTGTTGAGTTTGAGCTTTCATAATCTCATCTTCATAACTGGAAGAGCCCTCAGATGGTTTTAAAACACCGTCTTGAATATTAGGCTTCTTGCCTTGGAAAAAATACGGTCTTGTCTTCTTGAAATCCTCAACCAAATTCTTAACCTGTTGTTCATCCACTTGATAGTCATCGTCATAATCAAAAGCATTTAAGTCGGACAAGGAAACTAAGTCCTCTGTGTTTATACATCCTTCTCTTGCGGCAATTTCTTTTATCTTAGATGTTACTGAGAATTTTGCAGTTCTTGAAATTGACTCTTTATACTTAGCTTCAAAATCTAAACTACGCTTTTGCTCAATATCTAAAAGTTCTTTAAATTTACCTTGCTGTTCTAGATCTGCTTTTTCTCTGAGTTCTAACTTTGCCGCTATGTCCTCATTTAAAGCTTTCTCTTTTTGCCAGCTCTTTTTAATTTTATTATAACTTTCAAGCTTTACCGTTGCAGCATCGTCTTTAGGTTTTTGTTGCTGGCCGATATTCTCTTGATCAATTCCATTAGAATCATTATCAAGCGCACCTTGGGTGCTTTCATTATCTGTACTCACTATTATATCTCCTTTTAGGTTATTTTTTCAAATTATTTTTACGCAGCTGCGCTCTAATCTCTCTTTTAATCATGTTAGCTATGGTTTTAGCACCCTTTTTATCTATTCCAAGGAACGGACGACCGCCTTTAGCCACATACTCAGCTACTTTTTTATTAGTTAAAGTCTTAGATTCACCAGGAAGTTTCTTTCTTTTCCCAGTAGGCTGAATAGTAAATATATGTTTAGCCCGATTGTAGGTGTATTTTATTGATTCTAAGAGCTGACCACTGAAAGTTAAATTACTAAAGTCAGGCTCAAAGAACTTCTTATCAACCTCTTGAATACGCTCATCAGGCTCTTGAAAAGGAATCACTGCACCGTTAACAGTTCTGAACTTAACAGCACCGCGCCTCATGTCTTTATAAGAATTAGACAATCTCTTGAGCTTCTTTTTCTTAGAGTTAGTCACCCCATAACCAGTGCGAGTAACAGCCTTAACTCTCTCTTGAGAAAATAAACCCACTTCTTTAACAAGACGATTGGTAAATATATCCTTATCGAAAATTCTTTTAGTTAATTTTCTAATCTTATTTAAACCTGAAAAAGTAACCTTAGTTTTTCCCATCGCTCAAAGCCCCCAAAGCCTTTAGTAGATTGTTAGTCAGAGCTTTTTGTTTCTTAGTTTGCTCCTCTTTTAAGACTTTATTTAGATCTGATTTAAATTCCTTTTTTAAACCCTGGAGCTCCTTCTTATTTACACCGAAAAAAGGACGCTTCATTTTAGGGACTTTTCCGTTCTTACCAGTGGAATGTCCGTGAGCTTTTGCATTCTCCTCAGCATCATCCCAACCAATAGTTACGCTATTACCCTTGAGCTTAGTTATGTCTATTTGACCTAACATATCACCCGTTAAAGTTAGATTTACTTTATTAGTCTTACCGAAAGCTTTAAACTCTCGGCTGTCTTTATAAGATTTAGAATACTTCTTAGAACTTAAATCAATCTCTCGACCAGCTCCGTTGCCGCTGAACTGCATACCCTTAGAAGCCTTAGTTCTAGTCACCATCTTATCAATGATGGCCTGACCTAAAGCCTCGGCAAGATCCGGCCTATCTGAAACATCAACTCCAAACTCTTCTTTAAGGTTTATCTTCTGCTGGACTTTCGTCTTCTTGAACGTCGGCGCTGACATCAACTTCCCCTAGATTAAAAGATTTTAAAGAAGCCTCTCTCTCAGAATCAACCTCTTCTAGAATTTCTAAAGCCATATCCTCATTAACTCCCTCGATACGCATAATAGCCCGCTTCTTAGTAGTTAAACCCTTATCTAATTTCTTAATCTCTGAATCTTCAACATCAGCTTTAGTCTGGAATAACTTAGGCTCTGCATAAGCAATCTCTAATTCTATTTGCTCAGAGAGTTGAGCTATATTTAAATCAGCTATCAACCCACCTAATTCTAAGGGAATGCCCTGAAACTTATTCGACCATAATCTAAATAAATTAAAGATCTGATGCTCTGCGAATCTAAAAAAAGAAATGTCCTCTTTGCTCGCCTCAAATCTTTCAATCAATCTAAGAAGTCTTTCAATACCACTCGTAGGGGAGTTAGCTCCTGCACTACTTGAAATGCTAGTCGTGTCCGCTCCCTCAGCTGAAAGAAATATTCTTAAACTATTCTCTAAGATCATCGCAGCACCAGATAAATCAGGACTAGGAGTTACGAACTCAAACTTAGGCTCTGGAGCATCTCTATCTTCGCTTTGTTGAAGCCACATGGCCTGCATAGGACCGACTCTTATCGCTGCTGGCTTCTTAACGGAAGTCATTACAGCCTGAGCATAAGATTGTAATCTCGCTACGTTAGAGAGATCAGAAAGACCTACTCCGAACTCAATAGTAAAATCAGTAACATTAGAACCATAACGCCTAAAGAATTCATTATCCTTCACCGCACTTATATCAACAAAAGGAAGTACGCCGATCTCATTCACAGTCTGTGAAACGTCTTCAGCGATTATCATTCCCTTGCCATTCATTGTAAAATTTAAATCAGCAGTCCAAACTACATAGCGATCTTCTAAAGCTTTATAATCCTCAGGATCAGCTATGACTTGATTCACGCCATCAGGCTCAATGTTAACTGAAGAACTTCTTAATTTATCCGTGTTAGTAGTGTCCTGACTTAATTGATTCAAGCTATCGAACTTATCGTGAACAGATAAGATATAAGCATAAGCCTGATTGGGATCATTAGCGTCAGGGACAGCGTCGAAGTTATGAGGATATAAAACATCTACATTTAAAACACCATTCTTAGGCAGGACTTTTAAAATAATCTGATCATTATATAACTTGAAATATCTATTAGCCATTTTGAGCTTTTGATCTAATAAAGAAAATCTATTTAAATTCTCTAATTGCTCATCCTCTTTTTCAGAAGCATTAGAGTAATTTCTCTCAGGCTCATCATTGTAAATAGAAGCTTGCTCCTGAATTATTCGCTTAGAAATATTAACAGATTTTACAACTCGCATTCCCTTAACAGTCTCAACGTCAAACTCTTCGACTAAAGCATCCTGAATATATTGCCCCTGTCTATCATTAAAGATCTCAAATCTTTTAAGGCTCTCTTCTTTTCGTTCTTTATTTCCTTTTGAATTTATAGAGGCTATCAATGCAAGTCTGACCTCTAAGTTATTTAAATCAATGTTCTCCATCTACTCCCCCTTATCGTCTTGGAATCATACCAAAAGATTGCTCTGTTCTTGTCTTGTCGAAAAAGTTTACTATGAGGTAACGCACCATGTCGATCTCATCGTCGTTTTCTTTTATTGGGTTCTCATTTAAAATTATTCCGTCTTTTTCATTATAGCGATATTGCTTGAAACCATCAATAGTCCGAACACATTTTGATGAAACATAAAACCTTCTCTTACCCCTAGAGTTTAAAATATAAGACCTCAAAATAGCTATCCCATAATTTATAGCTGTCGATCTCTTCTTAAAGTGAATGTTTTTATCTCTAAACCACTTCACATTTGATATTCCCGTTTGCTCTCGCTCTTGATTGCCTGCTATATCGCAGCACCAATCAGATATGGCATAAGGCTTTGCCATAATTTGATTATACAATTTTTCTAAAGTTATTTTAGGACCAACGATTTCATCAATCATGTATATAGAATCAGTCTTAGAATTATATTGAAAGAATCCTACAGCCATATTGTGAACCCAGCCCCAATCAATAGAAATATAACAGGGTAATGATGGATTATAAGCTATACTTTGCATTACATTATCGTCAGTGAAGTCAGAAAAAACAGCATTTCTAGGAACAGTATCCCAATCTATTTTAAACATAGCTCTAAAAGTTTGAGGATCTAAGGTTGCCATCAGATTTTCTATTTCTTCTTTAGGCATATAAGGATTGTCTGAAGAATCCCACTCATAACAATTGGTATTTATATCTTTTTTTTCTTTAAAGAATTGATAAGCCCAATGCTGCTTAGGATTTATAAACTGAACGCCTAAGCTTCCAGTCGCCAAGATGTAACCCTTAGTATCTGAAGTTCTTGCAAGGCATTCTAAATAAAGCTGTCTCTTCATCTGAAAAACTTCATCAAGCCATATCCAATTAGCCTTTATTCCCTCTATACGCTCAGGCCTATCAGCGCTAAGACCATAAATAATAGAGCCATCGTGCCACTCTATAACGTGAGGGTTTTTTGTATATTTTTTTATAAAAGGTTTTGCATAAAGCATGAATTTATTTAAAGACAGTCTAGTAAGCATATCATTTGTTGGAGCCATGATTACACCTATGAAAGGATCTATTCCATTCATATGACCATTAGGTTTTTCTTCTTGCCACTTAATAGCTTTGATCGAACCTATTTCCGTTTTTCCAGATCTCTTCCCACAAAAAACGCCTATACGTCTATGCTCATCCAATAAAACATTTTTTTGTTTTTTAAACGGCTTGAATATCATTTTTATTCTTACATTTAATATAATATCTATGCCTATTTTTACGGTCACATATTTTACAAACCCTCTCGCCTCTTGAATTTATTTTAGTGTTTTCTGAACTATACTCGTGACCATTTTTACAGTTTGTTTTCCTTGAGCTTTTATGTCTTTTCTTCAAGACAGCGTCTCTTTGATTATCACTATTTGTCCCTAAAAATAAATGATCAGGATTAACGCAAGAAGGATTATCACAAGAATGACAAACTAATTTTTTACAAGGATCTATTCCGTTATGTATTAAATATGAAGCTCTATGAGCATACCACATTTTCTTTTTATACAAAACAAACCACCCATATCCATCTTTATCCCTGCAAGCGTTCCAAATCCAACAACCATTTTCAGATTTATCAAATTTTTCATTAAATCTAATTAAAGTTTTATCATTTATCATTTATCACCAAAGTCTATAACTAATTTTTTACTTTCAGAGTCAATACTAACATCATTTATAATCTCTAAATTAGCAACATTGGCCCCATGTTTTTCCAAGTAGGCAAGAGAAGGCTTTAAGAGAGTCTGAGCGGCACTTAATTTGTTTCTCTCATTACCTGTTTTCATTACTTGAACTAAAGTATGAAGTGCTAAAGGAATCGTTTGAACTAATTGCTCTAACTTAAAACTATCAACTAAAGACTTGCGCCTTTTGCGACTTATCTTTATCTCAGCACTTATTCGCCTGAGTTCTAAATTGTTTTTTATAAGATCATATCGGTCAGAAAACTTAGCTCTAAGCTCGGCCTCTGTTAGCTTTATGTCGTCGATAAGAGTGTAAATGAACTCTTTTTCGTCCTCTTCTAAGCCTTTATATGGATCTGATAAGTCTATTTTTTTACTCATAAGTTTATTATACCATAAGTCATTATATTTTATCTAAAAGCTGAAGCTGAATCTGTTTTGATAATCTATTAGTCATGTAAGGCGGGACAGACATTCCACAAACATAATTATACTTTTGATCTAAAAAATCAAAATCTATTGGAAAAGATTGTATTCTGCATATTGTTTTTTTATCAAACAATTCTTTATTTTTATTAAAAAGGCGCTGCCCTCCTGCCAAAGTAGAAGCTGGTTTGTCCATATTTTGAACAACATCACCATATCGCTTTTCATAATACTTTGCTAAAATATAATTTCCAGAATCAACCGATCTTAAACTTATCGGTTCCTCTTTAAAATCTAAATTTAGCCTAGGCATTTTTAAATCTTTTCTTTTAGCTACGAAAAAAGTCCGCTCTCTCCTCTGCGGAACTCCCATAAATGCAGCATTAAGTAAAAATAATTGGCAATCATAACCTGCATGATTAAACATCTGAGCTATTTGCTTCACATAACCTTTTGCCTTGCCCATAATTAGGCCTTTTACATTTTCAGCAATTACTATTTTTGGCTGCAAAATTCTTGCTGTCTCTATGAAATGGAAAAATAAATCATCTAGAACCTGAACGGCTTGACCTTCTCTAAACTTCTTACTCTTACCCCAGGCCTTTTCGCGACTTCCAGCCATAGAAAAAGAACTACAAGGAGGTGAGCCATCTAAAATGTCTAAATCAAATAACTCTTCAGGAATATTTTCTCTTTTTATTTTATTAAAATCCTGAACACCCATTAAAAAACTATGCTTTGGATTATGGTTTTTTTTATAAACAGCCATCATTTGAGGATCTATCTCAACACCACCTAAAACATCAAAGCCAGACAACTTATAACCCATACTTGAGCCGCCGCCACAATGGAAACAAGAAAATACTTTATAACCGTTTTTAGGAATATCTTTTAGCTCTGTTAAGTTCCATGGTCCCGTCTTATGAATTGTCTGAACCATCATTATTCCATTCAAAACCACACTTAGGGCATTGGTTCTCGAAGTTATCAAAAGAATCTAAATCTAATTCAGCAGAAGTATTCTTAACCTCAGGCTCAACTATTTCAAAACTAAAATCAGGAAGACCAGTTAACTCAAAATCAAAATCATCGCCAAGATCTAAGCTTTTTAAATTACTTATCATCATTGATTTATCGTGTTCAGCTAATTCAGCAATGTGATTATCCGATTCCAGGAATAAGATCTCAGCCGCTTCATTCTCGAAGTCTTGCATATCTACAGGGACTTTTTCATAACCATTAAGTTTTGCTGCGCTTAAACGACAATGCCCCGAAACGAGAAGGCCGCTTCGTTTACTTATTATAAGAGGATGTCGCCAACCGTGATGCTCTATGAGTTTAGCAAGGAGCTTGATCTGCTTATCACTATGTTTATTTGAATTCTTAGGATTTGGAACTATTATATTTACATCTCGCATCTGAGAATGAGCGCAGCTTACTTTCAATTTTCCCCCGTATGTCAAACTATTGTCCCAAATTGAGACTAAAGTTTTAAGAATATATGCCGATTAGCCGAATAAGCCAAGTATTTTCAAAAAAGTGAGAATAAATCAAAATAAAGCTCAAGTTTTTAAAAGATCCGCCGATAAGTTTAGTAAGAGAAACGAAAAACAAAAGGGGAAAAAGATGAGTAACAAAGCTGTAGTTCGAGTTTTAGATGAGTTAACAGAAATGTTATGTGAAGGAGTTAGTATTCAAAATATTATAGAGGCTGTAAAAATAATAACTGAGGACTTTAAAGATGTAGCTAATGATCCAAGACTTGTTGACATGGCCATCGGGAAGCTTGATGAGGCCATCCAAGCAATGTCTAAAGCTGAACATTAATGGCAATCGAAATTATATGAGCTAAATCCAGTTAGAAACTCCTTAGGACAATCTTCTATGTCGCAGGCTAAAGCTCTTAAACATCCTATAAGCTCCTCAGGGCTTAGGCTCACCTCAGTGCTTATAGTTATAAAGAAACTCTTCATCTCTTCGTCATGCTCAATTAAAAAATCTATTTCATCCTCATAATCTTTTTCCATGGTCTAAGTTTACAACGACTTACTTGCCAATTTAAATATTTATTGAAATTATCTTTATATGCACGATGAAAATCTAGACATCAGCCCAGAACAACTATTATGGAAAAACGTTATCTTGACCTTTTTTCATGATCTACAGAGAGATGTTCTTAGATTTAAAGAAGCTAATGACTCAAGTAAATATATTTATAAAAACAGATTGCAGTATCTAAGACGAAATGCATTTGATCCGCACTTAAAGTTAGTCTGTGATTTAGCAGAAATTAATCATCAAACTTTTATAAAGACTGTAGATAAGATCATAAAAGGTGACCTTTTAATAAAGATACCAAGAGCGGATTTCTTTAGAGTTCCTAGGGAATTTAATTAACTATAGGGGAGAGCTCATCAATATCAATGTTAATGCAATCAGTACCGTCGCTAACAAAGCAAGCAGAAATTCTATCGACGTTAACATAATATGAACACCCCTGATCAACTAAAACCATGCAGGAGTTAGCTCTTAAGTCTACAGAACGAACCGTTCCTACGCCTGTTGGGAAGCTTACTCTTAGACCTCTTACTGTTGTTAATAAATCTCTGAACTTCATTTCATCCCTATTATTTTATCAATTAGTTTTTCTAAGACTATAGTTTGTCTCTCTTGTCCCTGATGAATATCTCTAATAGCCATGTGAAGGTCTTGCAATACGCGCTTAGTTTCTTTCTGCTCTTCGAC